CCAATGATCGTAGTTCCCTTCACAGAAAGTCCCTCGCGGGTCTCTGCTTCAAGGATGGTACAAACTCTAGTCTTGGTATTGAACAAGACAACCTTCTCTGCACCAATGATCCGATAAGGAGCAACGGACTTGATCTTCCAAGTCGTGTCTTCCTTCTTATACTTCAGGCTCTTGACTGCCTTGACGGGATCCTTGGGCTTACGGCGGCGAGGCGCACGAAGTTTCTTTGAGACTTCAACCTGATGCTGACACGCGATGATGAGGCAGTTGAGCCACTTCAAGTATTCCTTGAGTTGCTTCTTGCTGTAGATGGAGTATCCCTCCTTCAACTGCTCGTCTGCCTTGCCCTCAAGCACGGTCTCAATCGGATCAATTCTGCGCTTGAACCATTCAGCTACTCGGCTAGCCAGAACACCACGAATGTTCTTGCTCTTGATGTAATCTTCAATATCCTTGCAGCCCTTGTATTCGGTTGTCTTGCCGACAAAGAATGCATCTTCAAGTTGCTCAAGTTCAGCGATCAAATTTGAAACTTGTTCGCGGATACGATCTTGAATATTGGGAACTGCATCCGCCTTTTCTTCCTCACGGATGGTCAGCCCCTTGGCTACAAGATATCGGACTCCACGCAGGAGCCTCTCCTTGCGGACTTCAGGAACAGGCGCACCTAGCGTCACAAGCCGCGCCAATACGCCCAGATTGCATCCTGGCTCGTTCGGAGCCACTTCATCGGCATCTACCGATACTCGCCCCGTGCGACCGTATGACTTGATCTGTGCGTCCGTAAACTTATGGGACTTCATAAATTCAAAAATCCAACGGCGGTGGTCATCCTCACTCGCCATATGGTGATACCAATTCTCTGCCCTAGCAAGAGCGCAGGACTGTTCAATTGGATCTTTAGAAATGTCTGTCCATTGAGGCTCTAGACCCCAATGGGCTTTCTCTGAATTGATTGCCATACGCTCTATCTTATCATAAGAGATTTTTCTGTCAAGGGGGTTGACAAAAGAATCTGCATGGGTTATACTCATCCCAACGCGCCGAAGACACTCCAAGCGTTTGGAGTCGGCGTGTAAATCCTCATAAGAGGTATATTGTAATGTCAGAGAAGTTGGAAAGCAAGCCGCGCCCAAAGCCACAGAAGGTGTTCGTGCAGTCACTCAATAAGGTCGGTCAGGTCAAGCGTGTGGAGCGCGATCCCGTGTGGGGTTCGCAGTTCCTTGTCAGCGTGTACTCCCCTGAATGGATCGGGGACACCGCTCCCTATGAACACTTTTGGGTCAAGGAGTCCGATGTCTTCCCCGTGAAGGAGGACAACTGATGCCAATCATTGATCTCATGGAGATGGAGATTGAACTCCTCGCATTGGATCCCGCCGATCCTTCCAATTACGATCCCATCTCAGAAGACGAGGATGACGATTGGGATGATGACGATGACTTTGAAGATGACGAAGAGTCTGAAGATTCTGATTCCGATGAAGAGTCCGATGAGGACGATGATTGGGATGACGAAGACGAAGAGTTTGAAGATTCTGATTCCGATGAAGAGTCCGATGAGGACGATGATTGGGATGACGAAGACGATGCGTTTTAATTAAACTCCACCTTGGCAACGGTGATCGACCACCGTCCTTTTGGCCCTATCGTCTAGTTGGTCTAGGACACTCCCCTTTCACGGGAATAACAAGGGTTCAAATCCCTTTAGGGTCACTTTCTGTTATAATCAAACACATGAACATTTTTTACCTAGATCCCGATCCAAGCAAGTGCGCCCGTATGCACAACGACAAGCATACGGTCAAAATGATTCTTGAATACACGCAACTACTGTCTACTGCACATCGTCTTCTTGACGGTAAGCAGTCAGTTGTCGTTGTCAACAATCGTAAACTCAAGCGTTGGTCTTTGGAAGATCCGCGCATGAATGCAAGCCTGTTCCTTGCATCGCATATCAATCATCCTTCTGCTGTATGGGCGAGAGAATCCGAAGATCAGTATCTTTGGCTCTACCAATTGCTCACGCATCTATGCAAGGAATACACGCATCGCTACGGCAAGACTCATGCTGTAGTGAATCGTTGTTGGCAAGAACTACGCAATCCTCCCAAGAATCTCAAGAGCAAGAAGGGGTTCCGCGAACCGCCACAAGCAATGCCCGATGAATACAAGGTTGTAGGCGATTCTGTAACTGCATACAAGAAGTATTACATTGGCGGCAAGGCAAAGTTAGGCAAGTGGACGAATCGTCCTACTCCTGATTGGTGGCTCCTAAATACTGTACCTGACAAGGAGGTACAGAATGCCGTTCTATGATTATAAATGTGGGGGATGTGGGCATACCTTTGATGAGATGCTCCGTATTGCCGATATGGAGAAGCCAACAAAGAAGAAGTGTCCTTCCTGCGGTAAGAAGAAGGTTGAGATCGTTGTGGGTGCGGCTTCTATTGTGGATTCCGTTCGTATCGGTATTACCAAACCAGATAAAGGTTGGCAGGAAGTCATGGCAAAGGTCAAAGAAGCCCACCCTCGTAATGATATGAAAAAGAAAAGCAAACAAGATTGGATGCACTAAATGAATTTTTCCAGACTACGGTCAATTGAAATCCCTGAACTTGGAAGATTCTATCAGTCTCCCACATCGGGCGAATGGTATCCCTCGGTGACTACGGTCACAGGATTTGAGAAGAAGGAATTTTGGGCAAAGTGGCGAAGCGATCCAAAGAACTTGGAGATCTCACAGCAAGCCATTTCTCGTGGAAACAAACTCCACGAAATCACGGAAGCCTACCTCAAGGGTGAACATGAAGCCGTTAAGTCTGCACCGCTTGGCGACAAGACTCTCTTCATGCTTATCAAGAAGCATCTTGACAAGATCACCAATATCCACGGTCAAGAGGAATCGCTGTGGTCGGATACCCTGCGCCTAGCGGGACGGTTTGACTGTATCGCTGACTACGATGGCGAGATTTCAATCATTGACTTCAAGTCATCTCGCAAGGAGAAGCGCAAGTCTGACATTCAAAACTACTTTCAACAGGCGTGTGCGTATGCCCATATGTGGCTTGAGCGCACAGGTCAGAAGAAGTTGCCACAAACAGTCATCCTTGTTGCTTGTGATAGTGGCGTAGATCAGGAGTTTATTGAGGACTCAAAGAATGCCCGTGAGGGGCTGAAGAAGTCTATTGAACTCTATTGGTCAAAGAACAACTTTGAAGAACTACAGGAGCAAATTAAGAATGAACTGGCTAAAGAAACTAGTATTGTGGGTTAAGGGACTATTTACCAAGAAGGACGAGAATGTCGTTGACATGGACAAGGACACTCGTTATCATTGCGTCCGCATCTTCCGCAAGGAGGGGGACGAGATTGTCATGCTCCTATCCGAAGAAGAGATTGAACGGGGCATTAGCCGTGCTGTTCAAGAAATTGGTGTAATCCCCTATACGGAGTAAGCATGGGTTCAATTGTAAATCTCACTCAAGACTTCTCAAAAGAAGTTGAGGATTTCGTCAAGATTCAGAAGGAGCCATCCTATCTTGATGCTGTTATTCACATCTGCGAAAAGCACGGAGTGGAACCTGATACGGTTTCAAAACTCCTAAGTAAACCAATCAAGGAACGCCTGAAGATTGAAGGTCAACGACTCAATCTTCTGAAGAAGGATTCCAAACTGCCACTATGAACGGCTATGAAGCCTACAAGATCTATGTCTCCATGAAGGCTCACTTCAGAGGAGATAAGTATGATTTCTTTCGCTATGGCAGGATCTCTCCGAAGCCAAAGACTTTTGAGAACCGAAAGGATCGCCACTTCTTTGATAAGTTGGCGAAGCGATACACAAGCGAAGAGAACATGGTTCACTTCCTGCTTTCACAAATGCAGGATAATCCCAATATGTGGATCGGTTCCATGCTTGGCGAAGAAGCCAATCAGCGTTTCTTGGAATGGCGTAAGCGAAACGAACGCCTGACTTATCTGTTCGGTGAGGACATCAAGACACTCATCAAGTACGCTTCCATTCACGATAACTTCACTCCTGATGCGTGGAGCAAGTTGTTCATCTGCGAGAACAAGAACCATCCCAAGATCCTGCGCCTGTTGATGCAGAAGAAGATCTCGCCCGAGACTTTCTGTATCCTTGATCAGATGCTTGAATTTACAAATAGTTGGCAGTCATCCCTATCGGGCGATCCCGTTTGGGACGAGATGCGAGGGCGTATGATTGGCTACGGTGGGTTTCTAAAACACACAGCCAATCTTCAAACTCTCAAAGAATCTGTCCGCAAAATCTTGTGCGAAAGCACTTGACCACAGGCTAGATACCTGTATACTACCCATACTTCATACACACCAATACACGAAAGGATACGACACATATGGGATTTTCAGACCTAAAGAAGAAGTCACAGACAATGACGCAGCAACTCTCCAAGGAGATGGAGAAGTTGAACAGCAAGGGGGGATACGAGAAGGATGATCGTTTCTGGTCGCTTGAGCGCGACAAGGCAGGTAACGGTTATGCCGTGATTCGCTTCCTTCCCGCAATTGAAGGCGAAGAGATTCCTTGGGTGCGCGTGTTCTCGCACGGCTTCAAGGGCAAGGGCGGTT